CCCTATTTGAACCACAGACGGGGGTAGTATATAATCCAATGAAACATAATGATGACTTTATAGGTGTGTATCACCCGTATCCAAAAGAAAATCCTACCCCTTGGAATAAAGAAAAAGAGGACGATGGGCAGTTAGATCTATTTAAAGATTATAAACCCCCTTTGCCCCGTTGGAAAAAACTGCTATATAAACTATTGCGGAAAAAACAAAGATATAATGATTAATTACAATCATGGGGTAGATATTCCTGATGAATTTAACTGATTATTTTGTAAACCTTAATTTATATGTAGGAGAGACATCTAGAGATGATTGTCCCAAATGCAGGAAAGCCAAGACGTTTACGGCAACGAACATGGGTGCGTATATATTATACAATTGTTATCATGCGGATTGCAATTTTTCTGGAAAAGTGCAAGACAACATTAACAAGTCTAGTTTTAAGAATGGTAAAGTTAAAGTAGTTAAAGAGGAGTTCGATGCTAACAACCATTTCTATGTTGATATAACCAGAGATGAAAGAGCAGTAAAATATTTAAAATCAGCAAACTCTTTCGATGCTTACTGCGATGGTAGAGTTAAAATAGTATATGATATAAAACAGGACAGGGCTACTTTCCTAATCTTTAAGGATAGAAAAGTTGTAGATGCCTGTGGTCGCAAATTAGGCAAGTATGGTTCCAAATGGCACAGATATGGGTCAACAAAGCTGCCCCTTATTGTACCTAGCAAACAAAATTCTAGAACTGCTGTAGTCGTAGAGGACTGTGCATCTGCCTGTTCAGTCTCATGTTTGCACAATGGAGTAGCTTTATTAGGAACGTACTTGACAGATGAAGCGTTGGGTTGTATAAGAAAATTTGATAGTGCTATAGTTTGTCTAGATAAAGATGCTTCTATCAAATCTATACAGATAGCACAACAAATAAAATCGTTCATGCCAGTAAGGGTAAAAATACTGGAGACTGACTTAAAAAACCTATCTCCAGATAAGACCAAGGAGTTTTTTAACTTTGATTGAACAAAAAGTACTAGCCTTGTGTATGAAAGCACACTTTTGGGACAGGGCAAAAAATATTCTAGAACCTGATATGTTTCCGAGAGAGTGGATGCCAGTTGTATCTTCTCTATTTTACGCACAGAAACATTACGAGTCTGACATAACAGTAGATGAACTACTATCTGTACACAGAGATTTAAACCCTGCTTTACCAGAATCTACAAAGGAAAGCACCGAAAGTTTAATTCATTCCCTAGCTGAAGTTGACCTGCCCAATCGGGATATAGCATTTGATGTGATTAAAAACTTCTGGCGTAGAGATAAGGCTAAACATATCGGTAATAAAGCTTTGGCTATCTGGACAGGTGAGGGTGGTGATTTTGCAGAATTGCAACGTCTGATAGATTTAGCAGCCAGTGAAGATGTAAACTCCCACGAAACATTCTCCATCGTAAATGAAGACTTGGAAGAACTTGTAAAGTATACTCAACGTCCATCTGAGTTTAAATTTACGTTAGAACAGATGTCGGCTAGAATAACTGGAATGAACAGGGGAGACTTAGGAATTATTTTTGCTAGGCCAGAGGTGGGTAAAACTACCTTTTGTTGTTTTCTAGTAGCAGAATATATCAGGCAAGGACACTCTGTTTTTTATTGGGCAAACGAGGAGAGAGCCTCTAAAATAAAGTTGAGGATCATAACATCTTACTTGAAGAAGTCCGTACAAGATGTTGAAAGTGATATAGAAAATTCTCTTGAAAATTGGGCTAAAGTAAGGGATAATCTTGTAGTTTTTGACTCAGTAGGTACGTCTATTGAGGAGTTAGATTCGTACTGCGGATTGAATAAACCTTCAGTTGTTATTATAGACCAGCTTGACAAGATGAAAATTATAGGGCAGTTTGGTAGAGGTGATGAAAGATTAAAGGCTCTTTACTGCTATGCCAGAGAGGTAGCGAAGAGAAACGATTGTTTAGTCTGGGCAGTTTCACAGGCTGGTTTTGAAGCTGATGGAAATCAGATTATAGACTACTCCATGCTAGATGGTTCTAAAACTGGTAAGGCTGGTGAAGCTGATATAATTCTAGGCATAGGTAAAAATGCCGATGATGAAGATACTACAAGATTTATAAATGTTAGTAAAAATAAAATAAACGGATTTCATGGTTTTATAACTGTAGATATAAACAAAGATGTAGGTAGGTATTATGATAGTAACGATTGACATTGAAACTACCTTTGTTGTTAAAGATAATGGTACGACTGACCCCTCTCCACATTTATCTGGGAATTACTTAGTAGGCGTAGGCTTCTTGTCTGTGCCTCACATAGATATGGAAGAATTTTTTACCCAACCCGAAGGAAAATCAGAACCACAATTCATGCCCATATACCATGAAGATCTTGAAGAGAACCACATGGATAGGAGAGATAGATTTAAACAGATACAATGTGTATTACATAATGCTGATGTTTTAATAGGTCATAATATAAAGTTTGATCTATCTTATCTTTTAAACTGTGGGTTCGATTACAGAGGAAATGTATATGATACTATGGTTACTGAGTACGTTCTATCCAGAGGGATGAAAAGAGGATTGTCTTTGGAAGATAGTTGTAAGAGGCGTGATATAAAAATGCCAGAAAAATTTATAATGAAAAAATATACGGATGAAGGAAAGAATGTGAATCAGTTTCCCTTGGATGAGTTATCAGCTTATTGTAAGGGAGATGTCATAGCTAGTTATGAATTAGCAAAAAAACAGATAGAAATTTTAGGAGGTACATTCAGTGACTTTGTTACAAACAGCTAAACTTTCTATGGATATGACCAGAGTTCTTACAGAAGTAGAACTGGCTGGTATTAAAGTGGATACTAAAGCTTTGGCAGAGCTAAAAAAGGATTATAATTCTAGAATTGAAGAACTGCTAGAATTTTTAACAACCTCTGTGAAAGAAGCGATGGGAGATACACCAATCAATTTGGATTCTCCAGAGGATAGGTCTTTACTTTTTTATTCTAGAAAAGTTAACAATAAAAAAGAATGGGCTTCCTTATTTAACATAGGTACAACAGTTAATGAACGTGGTTCTAGGAGACAGAAGAGAAGAACTGAGTTCAACAGGAAAGATTTTAGAGTAGCTTATCAGGCTAATACAGCACAGGTATATAAAACTACAGCTAGCCAGTGTCCAATATGTAAGGGGTTTGGAAAGACTTCTAGAGCTAAAAAGGACGGGACGTATACTGAAGCGAGGTATATCTGTAAACGGTGCGAAGGTTTAGGAATTATTTATACTAATAATTTAGATGTAGCTGGTTTTTCTGTAAAACCTATAACGGCTCTCGATTGTACAGCACATGGTTTTAAAACAGATTCTACAACTTTACAGAATAGTTTAACATCTGATATAAGTGAACCAGCAAAAGAGTTCATAAGAGCATACTGCGAATACTCATCTATAAAAACTTATCTTAGAACTTTTGTGGAAGGTATAGAAAAGGCTCTTACTAAAAAGGAATTTATACACCCTAACTTTATGCAATGTGTAACAGCTACAGGCAGGTTATCTTCTCGAAGCCCTAACTTTCAAAATATGCCTAGAGCTAACACATTTCCCGTTAGAAAAACTATAGTATCAAGGTGGGAGAATGGATTTATACTGGAGGGCGATTATAAGCAGCTTGAGTTTCGTGTGGCTGGTTTTCTTGCTGAAGATAGCACCGTATACAAAGAAGTTGAAGAGGGGTTTGATGTTCATAGTTTTACGGCTGAAATGATGGGCGTGAGTAGGCAGGAAGCTAAAGCTCACACCTTTAAGCCTTTGTATGGGGGAGTCTCTGGTACTGATAAGCAGAAAGAATACTATCGTGCTTTTAAAAATAAATACACAGGAATTACACACTGGCATGAATTGTTAGCTGAAGAAGCTATATCAAGAAAAAGAATCACCCTACCCTCTGGAAGAGAATATTTATTTCCAAACGTAAGGAGAACTAGGTGGGGAGGGGTGACTTCTGGGACTTCAGTTAAAAATTATCCTGTGCAGGGGTTTGCTACGGCTGACCTGTTGCCAATAGCATTGGTTCATACGAACAGGCTTTTAGCAAAAAGAAAGATGAAGTCTGTGATTTGTAATACGGTGCATGATAGCATAGTTTTAGATGTATGTCAAGAAGAAAAGGATTTAGCTGTTGACATCCTTAGTAAAGGTATGTTATCATTATTTGATGAATGTAAAAAACGCTATAATATTATCTACTCAATGCCAATTGGTATAGAATTAAAGATTGGAAAAAATTGGCTTGACTTAGAGCCTATTCTAGAGCTAGAATGGACAACTACAAATTCGGAGGACTATTCATATGAACGAACTGATAACTCTCCAGAACCAAGATTTCTCTGATATTATTCAGGGGGGTTCTGAGAAAGACTTACAAAAACTATTAGGAAGTGAGGAGACTACTACATCTGAATCTGGTTTAGCACGAATATCTATTAATTATGCTACTGAAGATGACGATGATAACTCTCTTCCTAGGGGTTTCTACAAACTGTATGACCCTGCAAGTAGACTGACTGTATATGCAAAGGATGCAAAGTTACGTCCTTTTGTTCGTACTTTTATGTATAACGTGTGGGATAATGAGGAAAGCCAGTTTAGTTGTCGTACAGTACAGTGCAAGAGTATGGGCGATGCTTTTTATGACACAAGCGGTGGTGAAAAGTGTGGTCGTTTAACAAAGCAGGAGATAGAAGGATTAGCTAATGATTCTCCTGTACTAATCCAGCAGAAAAGTATCAAGTGTACACAAGTTATATATGGACTTGCTACTATTGCAGGACAGACTGCTACCAAAGAGGATAAGACTTTAGAGAATGTTCCTGCTGTTTGGTACGTTAAAGGAGCTAGTTTTATTCCTGTAGCAGATTGGTTCAAGGCTATCGACAAAGAGAAAAAGTTATATGCTACTGTTGTTGGTAAGCTTGAATCCGTGAAGCAAAAAAGAGGCGGTAATCAGTTCTGGATTTCCAAAGTTACAGGTGTTGACAAGAAAGATTTTACCAAGAAAGACAGAGGACTTTTAGAAACTTTCGTTGGTGAGATTGTAAAGCACAACGCTGATATTATGGTAAAACATAAAGAAGCTAAAAAGGCTTTGGATGGTGAAGGGGCTGAACTGCTTGAGACTCTCGATGCTTCGGTTGCCTGATGGATATAACCCTTGATTTAGTCAAGGATTATCTGCAAAGAATTAGTCGGGGAGAAGCGAAAATCTCTCCGACTATTTTGCGTGAGTTTAAAAATTCGTGTGCAGATGCCTTGGAAAAACAATTCACTAGGCAAGAGTGGCGTTTACGGATGTCTGGTGTTGGTAAACCTTTGTGCCAGCAACAGCTTGGTAAAGAAGGTATAGAAGAAGAATTAGACTACTCTACAATTATGAGATTTATATTTGGTGATTTGGTAGAGGCTATAGCTATTGCTATTCTAAAAGGATCTGGTGTAGAAGTATCAGATCAACAAAAAAGAGTATCCACAGAAATTGCAGGTAAAACTATCTCTGGTTCTATGGACTTAAAGATAAAAGGACTCGACGGAACTAAAAGAATATGGGATGTAAAATCTGCTAGCCCCTATTCATTTGATAAAAAATTTGGACAGCTAGGGGGTTACGCTTCTTTAAAGAAGGATGATCCCTTTGGTTACATAGCACAGGGAATGATGTACGAACATGCTGATGGGGATAAGTTTGGTGGTTGGATAGCTATCAATAAATCTAACGGTGAGTGGGCTGTCTGTGCAGTACCAGAAGACACAGAAGAAGAAAAAATAGAAGTCATAGATTCTGTTACTAGAAAAGTTTCTATGCTCGATGATACAAATACTAAGTTTAGAAAATTTCCAGATCATTTAGAATATCATAAAACTTCAGACGGTGAGATTGCTACTGGCAACAGACTGATGAACCCTACTTGTTCTATGTGTGGGTATAAAAAGCATTGTTGGCCTGACTCTGTTCTGCATAAGAAAGTAGCTGGCAGTAACTACAGAAAAGGGTTTGTATGGTACACTAAATTAATAAAGAGGGAACTAGACTAATGCCTGTCATAGCTCTGGTTGATATTTCAAGAAGAGATGTTCTTGTTAATCAGACCACTATGTTTGTAGTACCTGCTACTGATAAAGGAATTTTTAATTTTATCAAAGCATCTAATGTTGTAGGTCTACGGGTTAAGGCTGCTCCATCTCAAGAAAAAGAAGCCTACTGGACTGACTATACTTATGACATTAATTTGCAGAAAATAAATGAGGATATTAAATTCATAGAACAACACCTGAGTATAAATGGGGTTGTTGTTCTGTATGAAATAGATATTTTTAGTGAGATTACTAACTTAGAAAGGTACGCTCCTAAAACACTGGATTACCTGTTTAAATCTGTGCAGAATTTAAAAGATAGGTACTCTCCGAAAGGATTTTATAATGATAAAAAAGAAGCACCGATTTAGAAGTGGGTTTGAGCTAGACTTTGCTAGATATTTAAATAAAAATAATATCGAGTATGAGTATGAAAAGGATAAGATAGAATTTATTGTAGATCCAAAAACGTACTGTCCTGATTTTTATTTAAAAGACTACGGATTCTATATAGAAACAAAAGGAAGGTTAACCACACCAGACAGAGTTAAACATCTGTATATAAAAAAACAACACCCTGATATAGATATTAGATTTGTATTTATAAATTCCAAGAAAAAACTTTACAAAGGAAGTCTTACAACGTATGCTAAGTGGTGTGATCGTCACTCTTTTTTGTACGCTGATAGGGTGATACCGAAGGATTGGTTAGATGGAGTATAGTGAAAAAGAGTTAAAAAAAAGAATGTCAGCAGAGTATGAACATTCTTTACCTAATAGAGTATATTTTATATTTGACCAGTTCGATGATGGCAATGTTAATGTTAGAATTTTGGATACTACTAAAGACGATGAAGAGTCAGAGCAGCTTCATGTAATGTGTGCAGGGTTGCAACATATTTTATTTGAAGAAACTTCCTATGTTGTTGACACTGGTCATGCTATTCTTTTGGAAGAATTATATGAACAGGAAGTTGCAAAGGAGCAGGAAGAAGAAGAGAAAAAAAATAAGATGAGAAAAGCTCTTAAAAAGAAGGGTGATAATATTGTCCTCTTTGATAAGAAAAAATTGAATTGATGGTAGA